TTTATATTGATTCATTATTTGTAAATCAAGGTAATCATTAAAACTGTTTAGTAGCTTAGGGTTGTTTACCAACGGTTTAAGTTGGCTGATTAATTGCTTGTTCTTGCTGTTGTCCATCTTGAGGTGTTCCTGTAAATCCTTGTTCTCCCGGAACTGGTGCTTGTCCTGTACCTATAGTACCACCACCTGCTCCTGTAGGGTCTAATGGGTTAGCTCCTGCTAGGGGTTGTTGTGGTTGTTCTGGTTGTATACCTTTCATAAGCTCTGCTTGTACAGCAGCTTCATCCATATTATTTGTAACCTTGTCAGGGTCAAGACCCATAGAGGTTGCAATCTCTCTAATAATATATTGAAACTTAGCAAAAGGTGCTAAAGGTTGACTACTTGCTACTTGCAAGAATTGCATTAATCTTTGTGACCTTACTTCGTTTGCCATTAAACTTTCAGTTCCACGTGCTTTAACTTCTAAGTCTCCCTTGATATTTTTATCAAAGTCAAACTGCATGTTAAATCTAAAGAAACCTTCACCTAATGGTTTAAGTAAATAGTCATCAACATTTTTTATAACTGTTTTAATACTACCACTTGCAGCATTCATTAACATTGATATACCTGATGCAGTTCTACCTACACCTGATACGCCTGTTTGTCCATGAGCAAATGATGGTAAACCTGTGCTTTCGTCTGCAAGCTGTCTAGCCTTGTCAAATAACTGTAAGTTTTCTGCTGACACATTAGGAAACTTTGTACCGAAGATAGATTGACCCGGTGCACCACCTTGTCTTCTAAATACTTTACCCGGATACACAGATAAGTCTTGACCCGGAACTAAGTTTGTTTCATCTACTTCTATAAGTAAGTTTCCTGATAATACAGCATTGTCAACAGACATTCTCATAAAACCATTCATAAGAGTTTGTGTATCATCCATGTTCTCAGCAATACCTACACCAAAAAATGAGTAAGGGTTTAGCTCATATGGTGCAGCCATATAAGGTATCTTTGCTGGTTTAAATGGATTAAGAACCATACGTAATAATTTACCATTACATATCCATATGTTTGTTTGAAGTTCATCAAATTCTTTTAATTCCTTTGGAATGTCAATATCATACTCTTCAAGCATTTCAACATCACACATACCCCAATATTCTAATACTTCAAATCTATCTATACCATGCTCAGGTGCATAGTCAGATAAATCATCTTCCCAATATTTTTTAGTATAGGATTCGCCTTGTTGTATAACTTCATCAATTACATTGTCACGGAAATAAGGTCTTTTCTTTAATGCACGTAATTGTGTTCTTGACATTTTGTGTCTTTCAATTACATATTGTGCTTCATCCATATTAGCAGCATCAGGGTCAGGAAAAAAGTTCCATACTGATACGTGGTTTAACTGAGGAACAGTTTTAAATATAGGATTGTAATTACCATCTTCATCCCAATTAGGATATTCTTTATCTGCTGCAAAAGGTCCTTTCATTACACCTGTACCAAATAGAGCCATTTCAAAAGCTGTGCTTCTTAAATGCTTAGATGCACTAGACTCTTCTAATTGGTCTTGAATTTTCTTTTGCATTTGTTTAGCTGCTACCATAGCAGGACTAAAGGTAATAGCTGTAGGTGTTTTACCTGCACCTTCTTTTAAATTATCTATATCTTGAAGTTTATCTGTTAAAGGTCCTAGTTTATCTTGTAAAGATTGAGCAGTAGCACCTGCAGGTAAATCATTTCCATCACCTGCAAAACCATATGGGCTTTCTATACTAGGTTCACTTCTAAGTTGTTCAGGTTCTTTAGGGTCAAAACTAACATCTGCTGCAACACCTTCTGGTAAAGTAGTAGGTTCAATACTTATAGGAAATTTAGTTCCTGCAAATAATACATCTACAATTTGACCATAGGCAGCTAATGTTTTTGTTTTTGTAACTTTAATAAATACTCTTGACTTTTCGGCTTCAGTAAATTGAACGTCAGAACCATATAGACCTCTATAATTTCTATAAGCTCTTAACCATCTTTCTTCATCGTTGTATCTATAATCTTCAGACTTTTTAAATTTTTCTTCTACAAAGTCTACCATAGTGTTAACATTAACATCATCAACGTCAGAATTTTTAGTGTCTTCCAATCCTATCGCTTGGTCTTCCATTATAATTTCTTCTTCAGCCATGTTTTATATCCTTAATATCCAAATGTAGCATCTGCCATTGGCATACTACTGCTAGGTCTACCCATAGGGTCATAGTCAAATATACTAAATCTTGGTCGTGACATTATACCATATCTTAGTGCATCATACAAGTGGTCTTCTGAATGAGTATCTATATCTTCTGGATTCTTTTTATCTATAGGCAGTGCAGGTAGCTGTGCAGTTATATTTGTGCATGTATTAAAAAACACTAATCTTGGTTCTTCTGTAAACTCATCTATCTGTAAACGTCTATGTATTTCATTCTTACCTGATACACGACTGCCTTTGCTTCTATCTGAAGGTCTCCAACGACAACCTTTCATAATCATCTGTTCAGCCAAAGAAGGACCAGTATCGCCACGCTTGTGCCAAAGAGAGCTATCCAAGACCCCATACTTAATATTTCCGTCACCTGCTTCAGCCTCTAGTATCATATCTGCCAAATCTGTGGCAAGGACTTTGCTAACATAGAGTTCTCTATATACAATAATCTGTTCAGAAGGTGATACAGCAAACCACAAGACACCACTAAAAGAACCATACCCATAATCACATGCTCTAAACTTAACCCAATTACTAGGTATGCGAAAAGGCTCAATAGTATGAATACTCCTATCAAACTCAGTGAAAGCAGCACCTTCCTTAATATCCCAATCGCCATCCAATAATTGCCTTCTTTGTTGTTTAGGCAACGATAAGAGCATGGCTTCGTAATCCCCTTGCTCTGCAAGATAAGGATTGTCTGATAATCGTGCAGGGATAAATCTTCGTTTAAATAATGCTTTTCCAGCCTTCTCATGTCCTGCCGGATATTTAAGGACCTCTCCTGTTTCAATGTCTGTCGCATCGTAAGCTCTTCCATAAGGTGCAGGGTCAATAAACATTTTCTTTACCCAGTGATGACCCCTTCCACCCGGGTTAGTTGTTGCCCTCATATAGATAGGCAAATCCGGTGCAGTAGAACGAAGTCGTGACCTCATGTAGTTCCAAGCGTAAGGAGTAGACCATTGTGTTAATTCATCAAAGCCTATCCAACTAAATGCTAAACCTTGATAGCGAAGTACATCTTCATCTCTATCTAGGTAGGACATCCATAACCTTGCACCTGACGGTGCAACCCATTGCATCTTTCTTTCTGACCACTTAATCCCCGGATATACTTTGGGATATATTTCCTGAGATTTAAATATAAGTTCTCTAAGTTCTTCAGTCGTATGTCTTAGTAACAATCCACTAAATGCAGGATGACCCATATATCTCAAAGGGTCTGCAAGCATGGCATATGATTTACCACCTCCTGCTGAACCACCATACAATACCTCTCTTTCACTAGCAGCTAAGAAATCTGTTTGTGGTCCTTCGTTAGGTTTGAATATTACATTATGTGATTCTTCTAACGACTCAATTTTTTCTTCTACTTGTATGCTAGGAGTTGCTACTTGCTTCTTTTTTCTGGCTTGCACCTGTTCTTGCTTCTTCGATTTCCTTCGCTTTGGTGATTGCCTTTTCTGCATACTCTGCCCACTTGCGTAGGCTTCTAGCTTTGTTTTTACGGTGTTGCTCATTATCCAATCTTTTTCTTAAACCTACATGTGAAATGTATCTGTCAGTTTGTTTAGTTAGCCAATTAGCTACTTCACGATAAGAATACTGATTCACATATTTACGAGCCATTTCTAATTTATCTAGCTCGTCAGGTATAGGGTCTAATAAATAAGAATCGTCTTTATTTAATTTATATCCAAATGGAATAGTCCTAGCTATACGAGGTATCTGTATCCATTCGGTTTCATCTTTTAAATCTGTTGGCTGTGGTAGTTTCCATTTGCCTATAGACCTAGCTGTCATCATCTTCCTGTGATACTTGTTTAGGTGGCATAAGAACAACTCCACCTGTTGCTTCTACTTGCATCTTTTCAGTCTTAACCAAACCTGTTCTATCTAACAATTCTTTTGCCGCTGCCATCTTATCTCTAATGCCTAACTCAGTAGGGTCATTCAATCCACCTACCATAGCCATTGCAGCTTTTGGTGCATTCCTACTCATAAACAACTGAGTAGCTTCCATGATTTCATCTTTCATAGATTTTACAACTTCAGATGTATTTGACTTATCTGAATAACCTGCTAACTTCTTAGCAGCTACTACATCTCCACCTGCTTCATCAAATAAAACAGATAGAAACTTTTGTTGTCTTTCAGTTAGTTCTCTACTCATTTTGGTGGGTTCTCTCTATAATGCTGTCTATCCACACGTGCTATCAATCTCTTTGCTCTATTAGGAGTTTGTTTGTACCAACGAGAATCTTCCATCTCATCTGCCATCTTTACCCAATCACAATCTTTTACTGCAGCAATCATGTTTTTAAATTTGGACAGTCTTGGTCTACCGAGTTGAAAACACATATTGGCTAATACATGTTGTATCTCTTCAGGTAGATTATCAAATTGCGAAAATAATAGGTTACAATCTTTTATAGTTGTTTCTATATCTTTCGCAAACCATGCATCCACTTGTTCATTTGGGATTTTTGTTCCTATCTCTTTTCCATAGTATTCTTCATCCCATTCGGTTATGAGGTGTCCAATACCCCCGGTAGGATATCCTTCTGAACATCGGTATATTTCATACTTTATTCCTTCGTCATCTGCTATTTCGTTTTGTAGTTTTATTAAGTCCATTTATTCCTCTTACATACACAAATCTTGATATTTAGTTGTGTGTAATCTATGCTTAGATAAATCTCTGCTAGAACTTTTAAATAAACATTTAATCCAATATAACATCTAATCTCTTCTTCTTCTTCTTCGCAAGTATGAAGCCATTGCACGCCTAAAACCTGTTACACGTTTTGCTGCATTTTCCCTTTTTTTCCTTGCATCACTAGCAACTCGTGCCCTAGATTTATATTGCCCTTTTGCTTTTCTTTCTTTAGCAAGAGCAGCCATTCTAGCATCAATACCAAGTTTTCTAGCATCACTAGCAACTCGTGCCCTAGATTTATATTGTCCTTTTGCTCTTCTTTCTTTAGCAAGGGCAGCCATTCTAGCATCAATACCGAGTGACTTATCCATAACGCTAGATTTAGCACCTTTAGTTCTACCCCTATCAATAGACAACTGTTTCATTCTTGTGTCAATATTAGGAGACATTCTTCTCATATCTGCTAACTGTCTAGTCTCAGGTGGTTTTGGTGTTGTTGTTCTAGGTCTTGGTGTACCTGTAATCTTTCTACGTTTAGGAGCAGGTCTTCCAGTCATTCCTGTAAGTACATTTTTAGCACCTTGTCTTCGTTTAGTTATAGTTTTTGCAGCGTCTTTCATTGCTTGCGATATAGTTCTTTTAGGTCTTGGTGTACCTGTAGGTCTTCTTCTTGGTCTTCTTATTCGCATTGCTATTTCCTCCCCATAATTTTCATAGCTTGTCCTGCACCTTTTATACCAAATGATGCACTAATGGCTATGAACAAAAGATACTGATACCATTCAGGTAATGTATTTAATACTTCAAAGCCTGTTCTCACATACTCTGTCATACTAGGGATGAACACTAGTATAGCAGGTAAAAGTAAAACTGTCAAGGCAAATTCGTCTTTCCAGCTATTATCTGTGGCATCTGCCATAGACTTTTCCCATGCAACTTCGCCTGTTGCTACCTTCTCAGCTACAACTGCTTTAGCTTTAGCTTGTGCTACTTTAGCTTGTCCTTCAGCTTTAACTTTCTCAACCTTGCTTTGCATCCATGAACCTGCAAGATTAGCTATAGGACCTATAAATGCTCCTAACATTATTTCTGCTCCTTATGCTCATGACCCATCCAAATCCCAAACACACCTGTCATCACACCCATAACCACAGATACAAATGCTGATTGTGCTGCTGTTGGTGCATCTAAATCCATAAACCATTCAGCACATCTCCATGACATAACTGTACTCGCAAGCATCATACATCTTGGGAGAATTTTCCATTTCAAAAACTGCTCGACTGTGACCATTACCTACCTTCTGATTTTCTAAGCATTCTCACATAACGATTATAAAAATTTGTTGCTATGGTATTAAAAAACTTAAATAGTATAAAATTACATTGGGTTAGTTTTTTGTATAACTTTTTCTTTTTCATCTAAATCTTGCCGTTTTTTTAGCAATCTTTTTGGGCTGTTTAGATACCTGTCTACCTGCTCTAGTTGCTTTTCGCTTAGCAGCCGTAGTGGCTTTGTATTCACTGGGACTAAGAGCCTTAATTGCTTTCTCAGGTAAATAACGCTCACCTGTTGCTTTTGACCCTTGTGTACTAGGTTTACCACTCTTAGTTCTCCACTTTTGCTTTGTCCATTTTACGAGTGACTTTTGTGGCTTTTTCATATGCTTCCTTTATCTCTTCTATTGTTCTCTTGCACCCTATACATATATTATCTTTTAGTGTACATATACCTATACAAGGTGTCTCTAAAATTTTCCTACCCATTTACCTGCAAACCATGCTAACAGTCCAGCAAAAAATAATATAACTATAGCACCTATTCCGTAGCCTATATATTCTATTAGCTCTTGTCTACGTTTCTCTGCCATCTTTTCCTGATAGCGTCTTGACTTACGAGCCTCTGCTTGAAAGGCTTGCCAATCTTGCCAAAGTCCGGGTCTGCCTAGGTAAATCATCATCTTCTTGAGTTCTTCTTCTTTTTCTTTTATCTGCTCAAGAGCCATGAACTCTTCTAAGTCTGAACCACCTACACCTTTAGCTTTCTTTTTCTTTGCTTTCTTTTCTAATGCTTCTTTAGAAAATACAAAATCGCTTATATGTTTAGCACATCCACTTAGTTCTTTTCCGTTGGACACGAATTGTTTTATAACACTGAAAGCAGCATTCGCTGCGGCTAGTTCTGCTAACACGTTTTAATTCCTCTGTGGTATGTAGGATTCTTTTACTCGGACAGATACTGTTACTGCACTACCTGCACTTGCTAATCCTCTTAACTTATCTCCCTTATATAACCAAAAAGGTTCACTATTTATCTGAAACATTGAGTTACCTAATAATTCTACTGTCTCAGCAACTGTATAAAATGTTGTGCTTTGGCTATCATACCAATCCAAACTAAATGTTACATTAGATGAACTAGCATTACTTATAAATATACTATATACTTCTGCTTCATAAAGTGGTGGAACTATATAGATGTCACCATTAGTTGTGCCTAATTCTAATGCTACTGTACGATTTTTCGTTTCCATCTTTTAGTTCTCTATATAAATAATATCAAAAGTTGTTGATACTCGTAAATCAGCATTTGAACTATCTGCTATTGCACGAAACTCAATATCTGTTTTCTCAGGTATAGGTTGTGGGCAAGTAATATCTTGATGATATGAACCTTCAAATAAATCAAACTTTTGTTGGGTACGAAATACACTATTCAACTCTCGTGTAATCATTCTTATTGTAGCAACTTTATTATTCTGTACTGTAAATGCTGTTGTATCTATCTGAAACAAATAAGCTGTATAACCTGCAGGTACAGTCCATAGTGCCATTAAACTTTGCTGTTCATCTGAATCAATAGAAGCATAGGTTGTACTGCTATTTGTAATACTTATATCACCTGCTGATGCTGTACCACTTGCGACAAATGCACGATAGACTCGTAAGAAACTACCTGTTGTTGTTGCAGTTCCTGATGCGTTTAGTGTTACTGTCTCAGATAACTCTGCATAATTTGTGTCTAAACCTTGAATCGTAACTTGTACGTTTTCGTCTGTAGCACCTGAACTACTTGTCGCTGTCATTGTTACAGCACTAGATGGATAGGCATACAAACCACCTACATCCCAAATAGTCTCCTCTACGTTTTGTATTAAGCCATTATATCCAAACTTGAATATACGCTTGTGTCCATCTATAAGTCCACGAGATACTTGTAGAAAGTATGGATAATAACCAACACCCCCACCAATACCTACTAGTTGTGGATAACTTGTAATACTCACTTTATCTTTTCCTTATTGGCTTGCAGTATGCTGTTATATGTAAATCAGGTCCTTCTTGTTGTGGTATTGAAGGTTGGTTATGTAATCTCTCTGCAAAATACAAGCATCTGTCTATGTCTTGAAAGGTTTGTGTTTGGTCTACTACTCTTATTCCCATCATAAACACTAACACAAACTCAATCATTTCCTTTCTCTGCTACCTGCTCTTCATGGCATTCACACGTACATTCTTCACAATCGCATTCGTAACATTTACATGTATCACACTTTTCTTTTGTCATTTTCATGTTTCTTTCTTAATTGTTCTTTTGCGATTCTTGCAAGTCTAGCTTGCTCTTTCTTCCCAGATACTTTGGCTCGTTGTTCAAGGACTGTAAGTATTTGTATCTTTCTCGCAAACGGTTTATTAATTCTTTTAACTTTTGCAATGGTTGCTTTGGTATCGGAGACCGTAGCGAACTTGATGCTAACTGTGTCTTTAGGGTTTTCATCCGTATATAGTCTTCTGTCACTGCCTTTTGGTTTTTTTCCTGTGCCAACTTTAGGGTCTGCCTTCTTCTTCTTTGTCATCAGCTTCTATATCCACCACCCTTGGCTTTGTATTGTTTGGCAAGCATTTGTGCCTTACGTGCAGACCATTGACCGGGTGCACCACCTTTACCACCTGATTTGATTTGGTTAAATAATTTCTTACGCATGGTTGGTTTAGTATAATTCCCAGCACTGTTTACTGTACTCCCACCTTTATTCAACTTTAACTTAGATAAAGCCTTTGCTTGACCTGCGTGTGCTTTACTAGCTTTCTTTAATTTACTTGCTACTTTTTTTATTGTGTTTTTTACTTTTTTTGGTGAGTGACCCATTATTATCCTCGTATAAATTATTAAATGTCGTATATGGGTCTAAGTAAGACTCATGTGCTTCTGCTGAGTGTGTCCATTGAGATGGAGTAAAATCAGGAGCACCTTCACCTGTAACCCATAGAGCAGGACTTGTGGCTCTTACTCTGTTATTTGGTAATGCTACAATATTACCTGTCCATTTACCTGCATCAATCAAATACATAACATGTGACTGCTTATGCTGTGCAGGGTCATCTGCTATGTCGCTGTCAGTATAATCAACTGTGAACATATACTTGGCTTTGTAAAACTCATTATCTATTTTACATAACCACGGACTAGAACTTACTCTGTCCATCACTATGACACTATGATGCCTTGACTCACAATCCCATGGTTGACATAGATGGTCTTCCATTGGCTCTGCCCATTCATCTACAGGTATATCAGCTACGAGTGCTTGTATTGGCATCCTTGCCCACATTGCACCACCATGTACATTCTCATCTTCTGTACAACCTGTGAAGACTACCTGAAAACTTAATGACCTATCAGGTATGGTGTTAACAGCAAAAGCTAATGCGTGAAGATATTCTCCATGGTAGTTCAGATGATTACATGTGAACTCCCTACGTACCCAACATTTAAAATGTGGTACGTTACTTATAAGATAGGACATTACTTACGTTTAGCTGCTCCACCTCTAGCCATGTACTTGGTCTTTTTCATTCCACCTTTAGCCATATACTTAGTCTTCTTCATACCACCTTTAGCCATGTATTTTGTTTTCTTTTTCATTGCCATTATTTTTTTCCTTTTGTTATTTTCATATATGCTTCAGGACTAGCTTTCTTCAATGCACGTAATCCCGGATTATCGGTGACTGAGCCACCTGCTGAATACATGTGTTTTTTTCCACCTGACATACCACCATATGCCATCTCAGCTTTCTTGTTTTTCTTTTTCTTAGAAGGTCTAGGTTTAGGTGTAGCAATTATAATTGAAATAGAGGAAGGTCCTGTCATTTCTTTGTTCATTGGATTTGCAGGGTCAGCATCGTGATACTCACCTGTCTTATCATAGTAATCTGCAAATTCTTTCTTTGTCATCTTACTTTTCATAGTCTATTTCCTTTTCTTTCTGTTATCTACAGTGGATATTACGTAACCATCTTTTCTGTAGTCAGATGCTCCCATTCTTTTTTTGACAGCTATTCCACCTTTGTTCATGCCCATTCTTTTTTTAACTATTTTTTTAGCTGATTCTTTAGGTGACATCATATCTTTTTTTAGTTTAGTTGATTTAATTAATCTATCTTGTTCATTCTTTGTAAGTCTTTCAAAAGCTGCTCCCATCTCACCTGTATCTTCTAACATCTTTTGTGCAGTTTTAAAATCGTCAGGTTTTGCTTTACCTCTTGTACCTCTGCCTTGTCTACCTGTAGCTTCTATATCAGACATTTTCATTCTTTTTAACTGTTTCTTTTCTGCATCAGTAGCAGTTCCATCTTTTACTTTATTTTCTAGTGCTACTTTAGTTTTAGCTCTTTGTATACTTCCTTTTGTTTTAGACATTTCTAGGAAATTTTTATCTTTGGCTACAGTAACCTTCTCACCTTTTGTGCCTACTAAGTCTGCAGTTTTTTGACTTCCACCTGTATCTTTATCAACACGTGATGCTTCTATCTGTTTATACTTCTTTTTAAAAATATCTTGGGTAGGTTTTTTTCTAAGATTTTTTACCTCGTTCATTATTTTTCTAGCTTCATCTGCTGATGCACCAAGCTTTCTTAAAAATGCAAAACTCATAACTTATATTCCCTTTGTTACCATTTAACCTTATGACTCCAATACTTAGCACTTAGCTTAGTAGTTGGTTTGCCTTGAGCATTATGTCTTGCATAATAACTCTTCTTACGTGCTTTATCTTTAGCTGTTGTAGGATTCTTACCTGCACCCTTTACACCCTGTTGTCCAAAGCGTATGAATTTGTATTCACCCTTTTCTGATGCCATCACAGCATGAGACTTAGTTGGATGCTTCGGTGTTCTCTTTGGTTTGTTTACACCACTGAGACCTTCTTCCCTCATTTTGTTTTTGACTCTTTCAGGTACAGACATTTAAATATCCAATTTATCTTGTTGCTTCGTAATACACTTATACCTAGTTGCAACATACTCAGGCATCCAATCAGGCAATTCCATTGCTATCTCATATGCTCTGACTTCACATTGCTTTTCAGTTTGGTATGGTCCTTCTATATCTTTTAATGTTTGACAGACCTCTGGGTCTTTTAACAAACATACATATACAAATGCTTCAAACATCTTTTAACATTCCCTCATGTCTCATGGCATTCTCTACGTGTTTCAAGGTGTATCGCACACCTGTGTCAGCTTCAATGGCAGCACGTACATAAAACACGGAACTATGGGGTATGTGTAATCCTTTTAACTTATTAGTACGAATGGCATCATAGAATGCTTCTAACATATTCTCTGGTGTATATAGTTTTACTGATTTTCGTTTCATTGTCAAGTCTAAATTTTATTGTACGGAATATTTATCATTTTAGTACGAGTAATTATTATAAAGGGGATTCATTTTAAGTGTATAGTTAAAGTGTATACTTAAGTGTTTTTATAGTTAAGTGTTTATATAAGTTTTATTATAAGTACTATCTAAGTGTTTTAGTTTAAGTGTTACAGTTTAAGTGACCTCCCAGTCAACTTATATATAATTATACTCGATTATGGTGTTATTGTCAAGAGCAAATATTTAAAATGCTGTACGATTGTTTATTTTATGTGATAAAAATGTCACACTGTACATATACATGTAAACAGTTACCCTAGTGGTTAACAATAGAAATACCTAATCTGTGTACTTATGTGTATATACTACGCATACACCCCCCAGTGGCACTCGCCCACCCACCCTCGAATATGCGAATATATGTGCATATATG